GGAACAGTAAATGAAATCAAAATACACAAAAATTAAATATACGAACACCGGGGTAAAAGCCCCGGTAGTAACTCTTATGAAATCAAAATCAGATCTTGATAGAACAGACATGATAGAATTAAGATATTCAGACATAATCATAGTTATTTCAAGAATTTTACGAAAAACTATGTATAATAAAGCAGAATCAAGAATCGAAATACGAAGAAAAAATAACACTCTTTGTGCACTAGTTAGAGTGAAAGATACTATCAATGATGCAAAAATAATGGTTGAAAACTATTACATTTTTGCAAAACTTTATGTATATTTGAATGGAAAAAAATATATTAGTGACAAAGAGTATAGATACTATGAAGAATGGAATAAGATAGTGTGTGACAGGTTTAATCATAAACTATATGGTGAAATAATGGGGGTACTCAAATATGCCAAAGAATCCTAAAATCCCAACCACGTCTAAAGGTTTGAACGTCAATCCAAACATGCTGACTACCGCTGATGCTTTAGAACTTCGCAGACAGCTTGCAAAACGTCTGAATCAGCGTATGCGTAGATTAAAGGCAAAAGGATTTGATTCAGAAGTTGGAGGAGCGTATGCAGATTACCAAGACCTGCTTGCAAGATTTTTTCCAGGGAGATCAACCATTCCGGAAAATTTGGAAAATGAAAAGTATAAAGGGTTGCCAAGAACCCAAGTGAAAGCTATCCAGAAGATTCTGAAAGAAAAAAGTAGCACTGTGCAGGGTTGGAGAGAGATCATAGATCAACGTCAAAAAACACTCAGCACTGAATACGGAATCAATTTTAAGTCAAAAGAGGAAATGAAGTTGTTTTTTAAATCTGAGGTTTGGAAGTGGTTGCAAAGATTTTATGATAGTAAACAGACAATGCGAATCATCAGTCACAAACTGGATGATTCTACTGTTTCTGAGATCATAAAAGATCTGGAAAAATTCCGCGAGAGAACAGATCCGGATATGGCTGATACGATTGCAAAAGAACTTGGATTTTCCGGGGAGGCTGAGGCTTTGAAGTACAGGCCATAGCAGGGAGGGGGCAAAGTAATGATAGTAGCAGGATATCCGGTGGTATATTTTAAAAACTATGATTATATGCATTTATTTGATGGCAATTTTATACGGAGATCCAACGCAGGTCATTACCTTGGAGTATATGAAAAAATCATAACCGTAGACACAGAAACCTTTGTATATCTTAACAAAAGCATTGGCTTTGTGACAGACTGGACAATCACCATAGAGAATGACTGCTGCATCTATGGTAATCATGTATCAGATCTGATAGACACGATAGACAGGATCTGTACCACATTACATGCTGATGACAGCCACCTTGTAAGATTTTTTGTTCACAATTTCCCTTATGATTATGTATTTTTAAGAAATCATTTTTTCCAAAAATGGGGAAATCCGGACAAATCATTAGCTGCTAAAACTCATAAGTACATCTTTATGAAATGGACAGGACAGGGTATTGAGTTCCGGGACAGTCTTATCTTGACACAGAGATCATTAGAAAAGCTTTGTAAAGATATGGGCACCACTGAGAAAGCTGTCGGAACATGGGACTATAAGAAGTTTCGAACGCCAGCAAGCCCACGTACGGCAAAAGAAATAGCATATGTCTGTACGGATACGATAAGCTTATGCAAAGCCCTACGCAAATACATAGATCAGAGAGGATTTAATGTGGCGAATTGTCCACTGACAAACACAGGCTTTATCCGGACTAATGCCCGCAGAAGATCAAGAAAAGACAAGAAATGGCGCAAGCAATTTGAGCAAATGGCATTAACACTTGAACAGTATGACCAGATGCTTGACTGCTATCATGGGGGTTATACCCATGCAAATCGGTATTATGTAAATCAGCTGATAAAGGAGCCTGTCGAGTGCTATGACTTTGCAAGTTCATACATTGCTTGGATGTGCTATTGTAAATTTCCAATGTCAAATTTTTGTTATACAAACAATATAACACTCAAAGACATTATGGAACTGAAAGAAGATTATGCGTTTTCCGGCTATATAAGACTAAAAAATCTGAGGCTGAAAAAAGACTGTCCTATGCCACCACTTGCTTTCTCAAAAGCAAAAATATGTATCTTTCCGGAAGCAAAAAGCAAAAAAGAACAATTTCATGACAATCTGGATAACGGAAAGATCGTAAACGCTGATCTTGTCATATATCCCTTTACAGATCCAGACTTAGAAGTCATCCTGTCAAGTTATGATTATGAATGGGCGGATGTCTCAAAAGTCATGAGAGCGACAAAGGACTACTTGCCGGAGTGGTTCACAGGCTATTTGATGGAATTGTTTTTTAAAAAATGTACCCTTAAAGGTCTGGACGAAGCAAACTACATGATCTCAAAAAGTGAGTTAAATGGAATGTACGGCATGACTGTACAGCGGATAATTCAGATCTTATGTACTGAGTTGATGGAATCCGGAGAGTGGGAAGCAAAAGAGCCAGAGGACAGGGAAAAAGAACTTGAAAAGTTCTATAAAAATAAAAATAGTTTCATGCCCTACCAGTGGGGGGTTTTTATCACAGCCTATGCACAGGCTTATCTTTTCCGGTTGGGTGTATGCTGCCGGAGGTGGTTATATTCCGACACAGATTCAGTGAAGGGTACAGACTGGGATCATGATAAACTGGATGCATTTAATCAATCCATCATTGATATGTCGCAAAAGAGAAATATTGGAGTGGTAGAGTATAAAGAAGAAACTTTCCGGTTGGGTATTGCAGAATTTGATGGAATATACAGTGAGTTTATCACCATGGGGAGCAAGCGTTATTGCTACCGACTGAAAAAAGATGCATCCTTGCATCTGACGGTCGCAGGAGTGCCAAAAGAGGGTATTTACTGTTTGGATGATGATATTACAAATTTCAGAAAAGGGTTTATTTTTAAAAATGATCTCACATTCCGCAGGAACTACCGCAGGGCGAATGATTGGCAGGATCCCAAGTGGAAAATGAAAACAGAGTATCTTTTCCATGAAGGAATCAATGAACTGACCATTGACGGATGCAAGATTGAGTATGGCTGTGCTATCCGGTTGACCGATACAGAGTATGAATTGGATCATACAATTCCGTATGATAAAGAAACAGGATTGCCGTTGCCATTTGAAATGGAATATACAGTATATGAATAGAATTGTTATAAATTTGTAATAGTTTTGTAACATAAATAAGTTAAACTGTATAAAGGAGGTGTAACCTATGAAAAAATTCTGGAAAGAAAACAAAGAAGATTTGAGTACTCTTTTCTGGACTTGCATTACTTTTGCTTGCATGTTTGCAAGCTGTCAAGTCTGGATGCTGCTAGGTGATTAGGAGGTGAAAACCATGATTGACATGTCAGAGATTTATGAAACATTGCGAACAAGCAGTCTGAGAAAAGTTAGCTATGAGGATGATGAGATCAGTATCATAGCATACAAAGTAGGAAATATCATTAGAATTGATGTAAAGGATGTACAAAGATGACGACAATTTATGAACTATATGAGGCATTACTTACTATAAAAGAGTTTGTGCATCAAAAATACATGCAAGGAATACCCACTCGTTGATCGTGCTGATTGCTGCATTTTTATAAAAGACACAGCACCATCAAATTGGAAACTGGTTGAACCAACAAGAAGATTATATGAATAAAAGGAGAAAATACTATGTTAAAATCAAACGTAAAAATCACTTGCAAAGCATATAACGGTAACTCAAAAACAAAAGCCTTTGTTGTTCTGAATCTGGATGATACACTCATAATTAAAGGACTTACACTGGTTGAGGGGAAAAACGGGCTTTTCCTGTCATTCCCAAGTACAAAAGGAAAAGACGGAAAGTATTATAATTCCGTTTACTCTCTGGATAAAGAGTGGTTAAAACTTTTGCAGGATGCCTGCATCAAAAAATACAATGAATGCAACCAGACTTTACAGCCTGCATCCTCCGGGGGTGGATTTCAGTAATGAATATCTATGATAAAAATGGCTGGCTGGACGTTCCAAGGATTGCCCAGCTTGCCGATAAAAATAAAATTAACTTTATCTTTATCATTGGAGCAAGACGAACCGGAAAAACATATGGAATCTTCCAGCACTTTATCAATGATGTTTTTTCAAAAAATGAGAATATTATTTATATGCGCCGGACAAAAGAACAGCTGGCAAAAGTGTTTCTTCCGGAGTTTGACCCTTGGCTGGACATCAACAAAGATATGAATAAATTTTTTCATTTTGAAAAACCCAGAGGTGAATACGGTCGTATTAAGATTGTTGAGCAAACAGAGGAAGAGGAAGTATATAGAGGTGAGGCTTTTTGTCTAACCTCGATGCATAATAATAGAGGTTTCTCTGGATCTGATTTTTCTGAGGGCATTTATGATGAATTTATCCCTGAGAAGATAGCAAAAGCAATCAGTGGGGAGGATGATGCCTTTTTGAATGCTATTGAAACAATATCAGCAAACAGGGAATTGCAAGGAAAGAAACCGTTCCGCTGGTGGCTTGCTTCCAACTCTAATACACTGGATAACCCAATCGTGCAAGCTTTTGGACTGCTGCCAATCCTTGAGCGAATGAAAAAGAATAAGCAGGAGTTTTCCATGTTGAACAAAAGAGGAATCATTTTAGTTTTAATCAATGATTCTCCGATTTCAGAAAAAAAGAAAGACACAGCCCTTTATCGTGCTTTATCTGGTGACACGGACTTTGCAAAGATGGCACTATCAAATGAGTTTGCATATGATGATGTATCGGCTATTCGATCAGAAGATATACGGCAATACAAGCTTATTTGTGTGATTGGAAAAATAGCAGTTTATGAGCATAAATCAAAAGCACATTTGTATGTGTCAGATCATATCTCCGGATCTTGTAAGGATGTATTTGAGGATAGTCAACATGGAAAAGATCAATTCAGATGCTTTTACAGCTGGATTGACAGTTATCGTCTGACAAATAGAATCAGTTATCAAAATATTTCAGTAAAATTTTATATTGACAAATTATTCAAATAGACTTATATTTTAATTAGGTCAACGTGGCTACATCGACCGCCGGAAGCGGATGCCGTGGGGTGATTACCCGGAAGCGTTGACCTATTTTAATTTTACTTCCGGCAGAAAAGGAGAAAAAATGAAAGTAGATCAGATTTTAGAACTTGGAAAACTTGGATTTACAAAAAATGAGATCATGGGGATTCTGAACGCTCAGAGTATGTCCGGACTTGGACAGATTCCAACTCCGGAACAGGGTACTACGCAGCAGACTACTCCTGGACAGGTTCCAACTCCGGGACAGGATGCAACAAACACAGCGTTATTGACAGCAATCAATACTTTGACTGCTACCTTGCAGGCTGGGAACCTGTCAGCATCCGGAAAAGCTGGGTCAGCACGTACCTCTGAGAACGTAGCGGAAGATCTTATGAAACTCATGAATTAAGGAGGGTAAATAAATGGCAAACAGTTTAGTAGTCCAGGATGCCTATTTAATCATCAATGATTTATACAAAATGGCTACCGGACGCGAAAATATCAAAGCAGTAGACACAAGTTCCTTTGTGTCGGTTGGTGAAACTATGTTGCGGACAGGTGTAGAGCCAACACTGAAAGCACTCAGTCAGTGGTGCGGAAGAACATACTTTGAAATGGAAAAATACAGATCCGGTGTATTCCACTCAATCATTGAGAATAACGAACGCTGGGGGGCTATCACACGTGAGATTATTTCACTTCCGTTGGATGCAGAGGCTTCACAGGATTGGAATACAGACTTGAATGAAAATCAGCTTGCTGATGGTCAGTCGGTCGACATGTACAAGATCAATGCCCCGAAAGTAGTGGAGTTGAAATTCTACGGTAGCAAAGTCTTACAGTCTCATATCACACGATTCCGTGATCAGCTGGCATTAGCTTTTTCTAATGAAACTGAGTTTCTTATGTTTGTAAGTAGCTATATGACCGCTTACTATAATGATATTGAATCCAGAAATGAAGCAAAGCGCAGACTGACAGTGCTCAACTTCATGGCAGGCATTTCCTCTCTTGGAACAAATGAGGTAGATCTTGTAAAAGAGTACAATACAGCCTATGGAACAGAACTGACAAGAAAGCAGCTTTTAAGCCCGGAGCACCACAGAGATTTCATGGCTTTTGTGGTTGCAAGAATCAAAAAAGATTCCAAAAAGATGCAGGATCGCACGACAAAGTATCACATGAATCTGACTGGAAAAGATATCCTGCGCTTTACACGTCCGGAGAACCAGAAACTGCTTATGTATACAGATTTCTGGATTGATTCCGAAACACAGGTATTTCCGACAGTCTTTAATGATGAACAGTTAAAGATTGCCGACAAAGAACTTGTAAACGGCTGGCAGGAGTTTGACAGCCCAGCTATCAATATTACACCAAACATTATTGATGCAACCGGGGTTTCCAAAACAGCTAAGACAGCGGTAAATCTGCCATATGTACTTGGTATTTTATATGATCGTAGAGCAATGGGAGTAAATAATCAGTGGATGTATTCGGCAGCTACACCATTCAACGCAGCAGGTGGTTATTACAATATCTTTGATCACTACCGTTTTAACTCTTGGAACAACTTCACACACAATGCGATCCTTTACGTACTGGGGGAGGGGGTATAATATGTTAGCAGCATCTTTAAAAGTTCCTAGTGGGGGAAGTATCCTTGTAAGATTACCTTTTAGAAAAGTTGGAGTAAGAAGAATAGTTATTAGTGCTCCTAGTGACAGTGTGATTCTTACTTATGATGGCATCAATTTAGTAAAATTCAGCAGATACAACGGTTTTGTTGATTTAAAATTCGAAAGTTATTTTGGTTTTCCGGATGCTAGCAAATTTTCTTTTGTAAACTATGATACTAATAATGCCAATGTTGTTGTTCTTGCTGACTGTGTTCCAGATTCACCCATAAACAATGATTATTTTGAGGTAGAAACATCATGATAGACACACTTTTAACAGTTTTAGGAAATTATGCGTTTCCAATCGTTTGTTGCATCGCTATGGCATATTTTGTAAAGTACATGTACGACCAGACCAATGCACGAGTTGACAAACTAAACGAAGATCACAAGAATGAAGTTGATACACTTTCTGAGGTGATTAAAAACAATACGATTGCCTTGGAAAAAATGAACACATTAATCGAACAAATTGGAAAGTAGGTGCTATATGACAGCAAATGAACTTGTAGCATATGCTACTAATTTAATTGGTACTCCTTATGTCTGGGGTGGTAACACTCCTGCACAGGGACTTGACTGTTCCGGATTGCTTTACTATATCCAGAAGAAAGCAGGATCAGACGTGAGAGATATGACTGCTTCCGGATATTCCGAACTTGGAAAAAAGATTGAAATTGGGCAGGAAAAACCGGGTGATTTTCTCTTTTTTGGTAGACCGGTCACTCATTGTGCTATTTATGTTGGAAACGAGTATATGATCGAAAGCCGAGGAGGACGAAAAAACACTGCTGAAAATCCAGGTATGGGAGTTGTAAAAAGCCCTGTAAGTCGTAGATCTGACTTATCTTGTATTCGCAGGGTATGGACAGAATACAATGAAGCACTAACCTATTCGATTGGAAAAACTTATACTACCAGAGTTGACCATTTACATGTTCGTTTTTCTGTCTGGGGACAAATCAAAGGATATGCACAGCTGACAGCTGACGGAATGAAACATGCTTATTCTGATGGATGCTTGAAAAAGGGAACCACAGTCACGGTAAAGGATGTCAAAAAGGATGCTGCCGGAGCAACGTGGGTACGGATTCCATCCGGTTGGGTTTGTGCCATTACTTCAAAGGGAGATATATATTTGTCATGACAGAAATTATCTTATATCGTTTTTCCAAAAGAAAAAACAGCACCAAAAGACCAACGGGACAGGGCACTACTGTGCCCTGTCTTTTAAAATCGAACACCACTTTTCAGAATCCAGTGTTTAAATTAAAATTATCATTAGATAATGCATTGCAATACAACTATTTACAATGGGCCGACCATTACTATTTTATCAATTCGACGATGTCATTAAATAATGACATGGTTGAGATCTCAGCGAGTGAGGATGTGTTAGCTACCTACCGGACAGAGATCAGCAACTATACATGCTTTATTGAGCGTTCTGCTAAGCAGAATACGCTTGCAAATGATTCCATGTATATCCCTACAAATGACTGGGTAAGTCAGTCTACGATAGTTGGACAGCCAATAAACACGTTTGTTAATGGGTATGAACCAAACTATTTATTGCGTACTGTTTCGGTTGAGGGTGTTAATACCTACTATATAAGAGGGAAACAACTGAAAGATTTATGCTCATTTATGTACACTTATGGATCCATTCCAGATGTAATCGATTCAGCACTTACAAGACTGCTTTTTAATCCATTCCAGTATATTCTTGACTTGAAGTGGCTACCTTTTATAGTTGACAAGTTTGTAAATGCACTAGACACGGTAAAGCTTGGGTACTGGAATAGCAATGTAAATGCCTATTTAATAGGTGATGCATCTTGTACTTTTTCCTACGATTTAAGTCTTGGTAATCCTTTATATGCTGATACAGATTTCCGCTATTATAACGCTGCTTTTTCAAAGTATACTGTAAAGCTACCATTTGTAGGGGTTACTCCAATCAATCCAACAAAGACCCATAAGGGACAGTTAAAAGCCACTTATAACTTTGATGCTGTTTCCGGCATGGCTGACGTTTGGCTTACTTCCGGATCAGATGAATATGCACACTTTCAATGTCAGCTTGCCGTCCCGGTACAAATTGGATATGCTACAACAAACATTGGCCAGCTTACGACAAGCTTGATAGATACAGCCACAAGTGCTGTCACAATGAATCCAATTAAGGCAACCACAAGCATTGTAGATGCATTTCAAAGTGTTACAGCCCCAGAGCCCAACATGGTAGGCACACTTGGCAATATTTCATCAATACTCAATAACATGGATGCAAACAGTATTTGCTATGCCTGCACAAGCATAGATCCAGATGGAGCAAGTGAGGGTTTTGTAGATGGCACTGTGCGCTCTATATCTACACTGACAGACTTTGTAAAGTGCCGGAATGCATCTATACAGATTGCAGGATTTGAGGGAGATCAAGAGCAGGTTAATAGTTACTTAAACAGTGGTTTTTACTTTGAATAGAGAGGAGATAAACATGTGGACACCGGTTAATTTTGATAAAATCAACATTTGCACAAATTACTTCCAGCCATCTGGAATAAAAGTGGATAGCTTATACACAGATACGTTTGATCGGATGCTTTATGAGCGTGTCTGTTCGATTCTTGATATCACATACAATGGCAGTATTGATATTGACTACTTCAAATATTGCTTACTTTTTGGAGGCTATATTTGTATCACAAAGACAGCACTTTATGGACTGATCGCACAGTATCCTATGCTGACAGGGTATAACATTTATTTTAAGCCTACGAGAGCAACTATACATACGTATGCAAGCAATGCCGTTCTTGACATAGAGGACATGGAGATCGGAAAAGACTGTTCCGTTATCTATCTTAGACCAACTTTCTGCGGCATTGGGGATATCATCGGTTTTTACAGCTATAAGCTGGCACTGGTTGCAGCTGCTTTTGATATGAATGTTTTCAACTCAAAGCTTGCATTTCTGATAGCTGCTAAAAATAAAGCTGCGGCTCAGACCCTGAAAAAAATCTATGACAGTATTCAATCCGGTAATCCGGTTGAAGCTTTTGATGTATCAATAAAAAGCGAGGACAGACAAGGAGCCAAACAGGATGCCTGGGAAAGTTTCAACAAAGATTTGAAGCAGAATTTCATAGCACCGGAGTTGATTGAGGTATTTGAGAAACTTCTGGATCAGTTCGATACAGAAGTGGGTATACCATCTGTCGGATCTGATAAAAAAGAACGTCTGAATATACTTGAGACAAGCAAAAATGATGCAGAATCAGTAACACGACTAACTACTTGGCTTGAGACTATGAAAGCAGGAGTTGACATGACAAACAGATTATATCCGGAAATGAACTTGTCAATCAAGATCAGAAGCTATGAGACTGTGGAGGTGAAACCATATGGGACTTTATAGAGTAACGATAGCAGGACTTTATGAATGGAACAAGACCCTATTTGACAAGATGGAGTTCCCGGAATCAGCCGACAAGCAGAATTTTATCGACAGTTTGCTTCTGTCCTATGGGGATTGTGAGCCACTTTATCCAGACTGGGATTTTATGCATGAGAACGCCATCCCTGCATGGAGCAGGAAGTGGAAAAGAAGCATTGACAAGGTTTATAATGTGTTAGATTTAACTGACTATGAGCCTCTTGAAAACTATGACCGCCATGAAGACTGGACAGATAGCCCGGATGTGACAAGGATAAGTCAGAGTTCCGGGCAGGATGTGAACAGAGCGGAAGCAGGACAGGGAACCACTACTACCAACTCTGGGGCAGATACAGCTACCAATGAAGTCAGTGCTTTTAATGATGCAAATTACAGCCCAAACGAAAAAACAACGACGGCATACGGAGGAAGCACAAAGGTACAAAGTTCCGGAGAAAACAAAAACACGTTTGAATACGGAAAAGGAGAAACAAGCAGAGAAACAGGACAGAATAAGCATTCCGGGCGTATTCATGGGAATATTGGTGTGACCACTTCGCAACAGATGGGGCTATCTGAGATCAGTCTGAGGAGACAAAGCTTTATTGATTATTGCACCGGTTTGTTTGCCAGTGACTTACTGATTCTGGTTTATTGATAGAAAGGAGAACACATAATGCGTAGCACGTACCCTCACAGTTCCATGCAGGACATGAACTTAGACTACTTATTAAAAGTAGCAAAGCAGGCAAGAGAGGATCATAAAGAATGGTCAGACATAAAAGGAACTGCAAAAAAACAGATTGATGAAGCAATTAAAGATTCACTAGATTCCGGAGAGATTGGAAAAGTAGTTGATGATGCAACGAAAAAAATCTTGACGGATGAAATTGAACCGTTAAAAGGCACAGTAACCGAACAGGGTAAACTTATTTCTAACCTTGAAAAAAGAGACGGTTTATTTGATTTAAGTGGCAGAACTATCATTATTGGTGACAGCTACACAGTAGGGTATACCCCGGAAGGAAACATTACTCCATGGACGGAACACTTTTTGGATTACTGCTCTATTGATAATGTAACGATCAAAAGCAATGGTGGTGCTTCTTTTTCAACGTCTAACAACTCATTCCTTATGCTTCTGAATCAGATTGGCGCTGATCCATCTGTAAAGCAGATCTTAGTTGTTGGTGGATACAATGAGTTCGGTACTTATTCAGAAATTGAAAATGCAATCAATGCCTTTTATGGGGTGGCACAGACACGATTTCCGAATGCTAAAATTTTTGTAGCAATGGTTGCATGGTCAGCAGACAGTACCCAGTGGAACAGGTTCAAAATTGCAAAGAGTGTGTATAACACACAGCGGAAAAATTGGATATATCTTAATGGAAGCGAATATATTTTACACGCTGACGGATTCATGGGGTCGGACGGTTTTCATCCAAACGCGACCGGACAGGAAAGACTTTCTACCTACCTTGCGGAAGCAGTAAAGACCGGCTCTTGCCATCCATCCTTTTATGATGTAAATGCAAACTTTGAAGCAGGAGACTTTATAGCGGCTCCAGGAAGTAGTTGGCTGATCGTTACAAATTACAAAGAAAACAGTAGCAATATTATTTGGGCTGATTATGTTTGTTTTCCAAACAGCGGTGAACTTATTTGTAATGGTACAGAATACTATCTCGGAAGAATCTATTCAACTTCCTTTGTTGGTGATGGAAACGGCTATACCTGCTATCCAACAACTGTGATTGTAAAATCCGGATCCGATTTTTATCACATTCCGGCACAACTAAATTTCAGATCGAGAGAGATCCATCTTGCTCTGTATGATATCAGTGATGACAAACACAACTACAGAACCTTGACAAACGTAACACAGGTACAGATTCACAGAGGATCAATTACCATGTAAATATAATATGATAGCCCAGCAATGCTGGGCTATTTTTTATTTTGCATCCTTCAAAAGCTTTCTGAGTAACTTGATTACACCCCAGTTTGTTGATGCACTGTAAGTTCTTACACCTTTTTGAGGGTTCATAGTAAATGCCTTTATTGATGCATCATAATAAAGAACCATCCAGTCTTTAAAGCCTGTCATGCTTATTTCAACAAAACCTAAATAATTGTTAAAGTGTTGAATAATCAAAGTATCACAATCTTTGTTGTAGTATGGATTCACTCTCATGTTATACCTCCTATAATTCAATATTAAATAAGTCATTAAGACAATCTTCAAAACTTGGTTCGGTATTGCAATACGCAATGATAAACTCTTCATTTGTGCATGGTGCTATCTCACGATGGATAGACTCTCTGAGATCATCATTCATTTCCTCATTTGTTACTTCTTTGACTGATTTCATCTTTTCACCTCATATTTTAAACCTATGATTTTCATTTCACTTTCAAGAGTGCATAACTCATTCCAGAGTTCTCTTTCTATTGACTTGAAAGACTCACAGCTAGGATAACTACGAACGTCTTCATACGCTTTTCCCCATTTTACTAATAAGCGCTCATATGCTAACTCATATAATCTTTTTTCTTTCATCATATTCCCTCCTGCCAGTTGGCTGTGCTGTATTGATTTGTTGAGTTTATTATAGTCCAAATGAACTAATATGTCAACAGGATAAGTGACAGACTTTGTACACTATTGTCAGACAATTTAATGTTATAGTTGCCTAGCAAGAATCATGCCAGTTTTGCAATTATGAACAAAATATGAACAGATTGGGGAAATGTTCACAATTTGTTCACAGGTTTACCTTGCCAAGTTT